CAGCGGTGGGGCGTGGTGCCGGGGATGATGGCGGTGTGGCGAAATAGAGACGAGTCGATATCGAAGATGGTCTATCGAAATCGTGACGGGAAGCTTTTTGATCTCCAGTTCGTGCCGATGGAGGAGCCGACATGACTGACCGAGACACGTTTGCCGCTGCGGCGTTGACGGGACTCGTTGGCTCCAAAGCCGACTTGGAAGACACAATGCAGGGCGTGTGCGATTCCGCGTATCGCTGGGCCGATGCGATGCTCCGCGAGCGTGCGCGAAACAGTGCAGTAGACGACTGCGAAACGGTTGGGCCTGCTCCCGCTGCTGACGGCACTGGCTGGCCGACGAGCGGGGCAGGCCCAACCCTCACCGACGAGGAGCGGGAGGCGATTGAGGATGCGGCCGGAATCTGCGAGGAACACTCAGAGGAATACGACGGCAAGCTCAGTTCCCCCATTGCCGTCACGCTCCGCTCGCTGCTGGAGAGGATGAAATGACAGACCGCGACACGTTCGCCGCAGCGGCGTTGACGGGGCTGCTGGCTGGCCCAGGCGACAAGGACTTTAGCGCGGACTACTGGGCGAGGCACGCCTACGAGGCTGCCGACGCCATGCTCCGCGAGCGGGAAAATGTTACGGATTCTATGCCGAAAGAAAAACGGGCAGAAGTTTCTTTCACCAACGAGGAGCGTGAGGCGATTCTCACTGCTGCTGACCTGCTGATTGGCAGCAAGCCGGGTGCCACGCTACGCAATCTTCTTGCTCGCCTAGCCGTCGAATAAGTGCAGCTTCGCCGCCTGCCTTCTCGCCATCGCTTCCACCCTGGCAGGCTTGCCCGGCTCAGACGGCAGCCTATCCGGTGGCACCATGAACGCCTCAATGTCGTCGCCTAGCGTGGCGGCTCGGTGCTCAACCTCACGCACCGTGTCGAGCACAAGCGTGTGATCGCCTGCCTTGGCACGGTCGCACAGTTCCCCCTGCCCCCCTTTGCTTGGATCGTAGAGCAACTCAATCGTCCAAGTGATGCGGGCACCGACTCGAGCCAGTTGCGTCAGCCACTTTCGCAGCTGCGGCGAGAGCCTTTCGGGCATGCGGCGACGTTTGCCCTTCGGTGGTGGCAATTCATCATCGCTCAAGAGAGACCGCTGCACGTCGCCCATGCGGGCGAGTCTGGCGAACCTGTCAAATGCGGCGCGCTTCTCGGCACGCCTGACGCATCCATGTGCGGTTAGGCATTGACTCAAACCAGAGACGGGCGAACACCTCAACGGCCTCGGTGCCGACGTCGCCGTAGAGTTGCTGCAACTCTGGCGAATCGCCCCACATGGCTTCGACGTCCTCGCGGACTTTGGCAATCAGCACCCTAGCGTCACGCACAGCCGCCAACTGCGAGTCAGGTTGCGCCCTGGCTAACTTCGTCCAATGCTCGGCGTTCCAGCATCGGCAGATGGCGTCAACAAACTCGTCAAACGCACGGCCAGCCAATACGGCTCGCTCGCCAATCTCCGCTCGCAGCCGACTCCGTAGATGCGGCAGCATCCCAGCCGGCGCGTCGCCCACCGTCACCTCCCGCCCGCAGGCCGAGTCGATGCAGCTGGCGTGAGCGACGCGCCGGGCGGGTTTTTGCACTTGCACGATGCGGGGCACGGGCAGGAAGTCCGGTGCCCGTCTCCGTGGACGATGTACCCCTTGCCGCCGCAGTCCGTGCAGCACGACGGCTTGGGAGGCTCTGGCGTGGGCTGTGGAGCCGTCTCCCGTGCTGTGGCGGCATAGGCAACAGAAACCGCCGCCGAGGCTCTAGGAGCCTCTTGGTCAATCTGTGCAGGGTCAGCGGACAGAGCCGCCAGAACCGACAGGAGCCATTGCCACATGGTTCACCATCCTTGCCCGTGGTTGATCACTCGATGCCCGTGCTCGTCCACGCGGGCGTGAACGACGTAGTGTTGCGGTTCAGCCGGTGGCGGATCTGCACACCACATCACCCACAAGCCAACGCGAGCGAGCCGCTGAATGAGTCGCAGCACGGGCCGGTCAGGCTGTGGCTTGATTGGGCTGTAGTCGCTAGTCGCGGCACACCAAGTCACCGCAGCGGCGACAACGACGGCAATGGAAATCATGCGTAGATCACGGTTGCTCATCGGTCGTCGCTCCAAATTGAGTAGACAAACAACGCAACGCAGGCACCGACAATCGAGCTGATGACGCCGGCAGGATGTCCACCAAACGGAAGACCGCCCGCGAACGAGCCGACCACGCCCAGGCCGATGGTGATGCCCCAGCCGTCAGGCAGCTTGCTAGGCATGAGCCACTTGGCGATGCCGCCAATGATTGCGCCGTAAACGAGCCACAACAGAATGCCCATGCGTTGCTCCTACTGTGCCAAGTGAAACGTGTCAGCGATGAGGCGGGCCGGCGACGGCTTGGTTGCTTGCGGTGCCGGTTGCAACCACTTGCCGTGGTCAAGGTCGCGGTAGCGGAAGTTGACGCCGCTGATGCTGAATGAATCCTGACCGGCAAGCATGGCATCAACCGTCTCGCGGCTGACCCAGAACGAGCCGTCAGGCTGGTCTGCCGGCCAGCGTCCACCCGAATTGAAATTTCCCCACGAATTCATACAGAGCAGCCCGTCACGCTTGCCTTCGTTCTTCGCGTACCTGACGCCGATGAAGCACATGCAGTGTGCCCACGAGCCGGAGCGAGCGGCGAAACCATCTGCGTCACGCTGCGACGAGAACCCAACGCCACTACACACAGGCACACAAAAGCCGCTTTCCAAACTTGCCGCCGCTTCGTCAAAGTTTCGCACGAGTGCTACGTGCGTTGCGGTCGTTTTGTTGGCGAGTCGCGCGAGCGTCATTCCGTTCTGCCCGCCGCCACAAAGGACGTTGCCCCACTCTTTCGCCCTGGTCGGACTGTAAGTCGTCAGGTCAACGCCGACGTACTGCTGACGAAACAAGATGCCGCCGACGCTCGGGTCTTTGCATTTCCCAGCCACCCATCGTGCAGCTGCACCGCCATACGAGCCGTCCGAGTAGCCAGCGACCGCGACGGGCGGGAGACGTCCAGACGTTCTAGAACCTGAGTAAATCGCTTCCGTGGCGACTAGCTTCGGAGGCTCCGGCAATTCGCCTTCTGCCCAATCCACGCACTGCCCAACGTAGCTACCCATTGCCCAGCCGAAACTGACGCAGTCGCCTATCCCCTGCTTCCACGGCCCGAACGGCGTGCCGTAGACCTGGCGGTGAGCACGGTCTGCGTAGCGATAGAGAAACGTGTCTTTGCCCTTGGCGTTCTGGATGACTTCTTTCGCCGCATCCGAGAAGAGCGGCTGGTCAAGTTCAGCAAGAAACTGCCGCGTCCCCGCCGGATCTGGCACGTAGCCAAACTGCCCTTCAACGCGATTGACAACCTTGGTCGTCGCTTGCTGCACAAGCGCACCAATGATCGCCATGACAATGAAAAACGTGACGGTCCCTACGGACCAGCGGTCATCTTGTGACATCAGCGGCAGCCCTCGACAGGTCACGGAATGCCGACACCCAAGCCGCACGGCTCTCGGGCGTCACTGGGCCGCCAGACGAACCAACCGCGTCTTCAAGAAACTTCTGCACGGCTTCTCGCACTTTCGGCTGACGAGCACCGATTGAGTCGCCTTTGCAACGCAGTTCGCGGGCAGCCACTCGCAACTCATCAAACGCCACGCCCGTCTTTAGCCGCTGGTCGTGCGACCCGTCGTATTCAATGCAATCTGCGAGTTCAGAGCACAACGCAGCCATGACGATGGAGTCGGATGCTGCCCGCTCTCCGATGAATTTTCCTTTGAGCGTGAACGCTGGCGGGACCGGAACGGGCTGCGGTGCCGGCGTGCTCGAGCGGCTAGGCAGCACGGCGATTCCAGCGGCGACGAGCAACGCAAGTGCCGCGACGTGCTTGCCGTCGATTGTCGGCATCTTCGCCGTGGCGATGAACGCCTTGACCTTCTCGGTGATTTGCTGGCCTGCCAGAACGTAGACGGCGAACGCCACAAGCAACGCTGTAATCACGCGGAAGCCCTCACAAGAGGCAAAAGAGACTCAATGGCACCGGATGCCAAAGCGAGAACGAACGCACGCAGAGCGGGTCGCAGAATCGCCCATGCGGGCCACGCCATGAGCGGCACGCAAGCACCGGCAAGCATGTCAAACAACGACGCCACGGCTGCGAGCGCAATGGCTTTTTTCTCCGGCCCGGAGATCGTTGACGTAGCGTCCAGCGTCTCAACGCACAGCCGCAGCAAAGCGACCAACAGAGAACCGAACTCACTCCACGTCAGACCGTCACGGGCAACGACTTTTGCGGTGGTCAAGAACGCACTCACCCGGTGCTCGATGTCGAGGAATGGGTGTGCGGCAGCGAGCGGTGCGTCAGTGACCATGCCGCCAGACTAGGCGTGCCGGGGGGCAAACTAGACCGGGTCTGACTCGCGGTGCAGAACCAAAGCAATCGCCGCATAACACGCAATGTCCTTCAGCGTGTCCTCAACGCCGTCAAACTCCGTTTTGCCACGACGAAAGAACGCCTTGAGCCGGTGCATCTTGTCCGAGATCCGTAGGATGCAGCCGGCCCATGCTGGCATGTTCACGACGTCCGCAGAGCTGCGAATATTGGAAAGTGCGTCTTCGTCAACGCCATAGTCAAGCGTCTTGCGTAAGTGCAGATTCCGCAGTTCATCAAGCACGGCAAGGAACTCACGCGAGCCTGGACGAATGTCGTCTTTGTTCTCTGCCAAAATGCTGTCGCCCGTCCAGCGAATATCGTCCGGTGCCGCTTCCATCTCGCGCTGCCCTCGCAGAATCCAATCAACCGGAATCTCTTCTGGCTCGTCTTGCGGCGGCGCTTGCTGTGCCTCAACGATGTTCCCAGCTATTCGGCTTTCAACCGCTGCCCGCAGTTGTGCGTTTGTGTCTTCAATGCTTGTGATGTGTCCTTGCATCTTTTTCCTTTCGATTAGCAATCTTGCGACATCGGCAGCAAGAGCACCCGATGTGCCGCACCACTGCCCTTGAAACCGATACGCTCGCTGGCGTGCCTCGGCTATGTACTCGTCATCTAATTCGTACTGCATGCGTCAACGCTTTGCCCGTAGGTCGCGGTCGCAGAACAGCGGATACGCTCGAGTAACTTCACGCCGCCCGTGGTCGATGATTGCCATGCCTTGGCATGGGCGCTCTGGAGACGCGACACGCTCGGCGTATGGACTGTGACCGATGACGCTTCCATTTGCCACGTATCGA